TGCCAGCAGTTTCAGGTGTAGATATTTCTGCTAGTTCTGTTACTTTTCTAAGATCATCTCCAGCTTCTATAAGTTCTCCCATCTTCTGACCAAACTCTGCATCACTAGGTTCTGCATTAATAATTGAATCAGCTTTTGCGGGGTCGTTTCTAACTGTTTTTTCTGCCTCGTAAACTTCTTCTAGCCTTAACTTTAATTCTGGTGTCTCAATAAGTTCAGGCTGCTTAAAGACAACTTCAGGCAATATCTTTGCGACTCTGATTCTTCTTAATTCTTTTTCGTTTCCTTTGTTAAAAGCTTCGTCTACAACTTCTGGTGTAATTTCTGCTTCTCCGTTCGTAAGTCTCTTCTTGGCTCTTGAGTTAGTTTGAGCTTTGTACTTTCTGTCAAAGACTGGACCAAAGTTTTTATATGCTCTAAAGGATCTTACGCCTTCAAACAGATGTGCAAATGCTCCTCCTAAAGCAATACCTGCGATACCCTGCTTGCTACCTGCTTCTGCAAAAGTTGTGTCAGGGCTATTCTTGTAAAGATCAGTCCATGCAGGCCATGTAGAGTAAGGCTGCCAAACTCCGTTCTCGTCATATTCTCCTGTGACCATAGTGCTTCTAACGTCAAGCTGGTCAAAGAGATAACCTTCTAATGCGAGTTCTGATGTTAGGTCTAAAGATTTTTTTGTTCCTCTAAAAAGCAAGTCTTGAACTCTCTTACCTCCTAGTTCTTTAGGTAGCTTGATAGGAGTACCTTTCTTAAGAGGATTTGGGACTCCTCTAGGAACTCTTGGGTTTGTAGGTATCTCTATCTTGTTACCTTTACCTAGATTAATATCTACTTTTGATTTACCAAAAGCACCTTCTGCTGTGCGAAGTTTTTTCTGAAAGTTATCAAGTATTGTTCTTGTTCTTGCTGGTACACTCTCTGCAATTTTGTTACCAATCCACTGCTTTCCTTTGAATCCAGTGTATCTAGGGATGACATTGCCAGCGTGTTTAAGCAGGAATAAAAATTCTGCAAACTGAACACCAGTTGCACCAAATTCATCTACTGGGCCATGTAAAGGAAAATCTGGTACTGGCTCTCCAAAGAAAGGCCGAGCATCTCCATCTCCTAGCTTTGCTCCTGAAAGTCGTTTTTCTATATTTGCTAAGTTCTGAATATTCCTTCCTGTTCCAGCAGAAATCCATCTTGTCAGCCTATTTCCTAGTCCTGGGCCAGCAGCATCTTCTTGTATAAATTCAACAGCATCTTTTGCAGCCCCCTCAAATCCTTTTTCTTTTAAGTCAAATGCAAAATTAACAGCAGCATCTGTATATGTTTGAGCAGTAGCAAATACAGGAATTTGACCTGCAATATCTCCTGTAAGTTCTCTGTCAATACCTTTTACCGAGTACTGACTAGGCTTGTAAAACTCTCCTTCAAAAGAAGCTTCTGGCATGTCGTCTTTAATTTCTTCGACAACAAGACCTTCTTTCTTCTCTTTAATTTCTTCAGGCATTTTATTAAAGAATAACAGGAGCTACCCTTGCCAGATTACTTACAAATCTGGAATAGGGTTGCCTTCTGTCTCTGCGTCAAATGCTTTTAATCCTCTTCTGCCTGCTATTTCGTTAACAACTTCTACTAATTGCTTCTTAACTTTGTCTGGCATAGGTGTAGAAAAGTGAAAAGAATACTGCTTTACAAAGAAATCTCCAGGTCTGTTTCCTTCTTTTCTTCTCCAACCTATTCTATTTAAAAATTCAATCATAGAAGGACTTAGCTGGTTTTGATATAGCAAAGTATTTAATTCATTCTTGAATGTTTCGGTAGATATTATCTTTGTTCTTCCTATAGAAGTTGTCCAGCTATTTTTTTGTCCTTGAGTAGACTTTTCTTTCATTGCTTCTTCTAAGTTCTCAATTTGACTTGCCTTAATAATTGGAAGTTCATCTCGTATTTTTTGTATATCATCTGCTGCTGCATTAACAAGATCAGTATCTGATCTCTTGTATTGTCCCATCTTCTCTTGTAACCATAATTCGTCCGACATATTGCCAGGGTTAGGCTGACTAAATATTGCTTCTTTGTTTCTCATTCTTGCTGTATTTAAGTCGGTAAAGAATTGCTCATATTCTTCTTCTTGTTTGCTAGTGAATTGAGTTTCCAAGATGTTATCTCTTGCTGCAATAGCTTTTCTAAATTGATCTTTTAATCCGCCTTTAGCCTTGTTGATTCTTTCTCTAATAATTTTACCGTAGCCATCATCTCTAACCTCATCTTGTTTATCTATTCTTGTAATGAGAGGGCCAGCGTTTTTAGCAGTTAGTCCTTGCGCTCTTAAGTTATCTATTCCTATTCTTTTTGTTGTTGCATCTAAATCAGGATTGTTAACGATTCTATTACCTTTCTCGATAAACAGATCTTGCACTGGCTTTGAGAACAATTTGCGATTAACTTCGACAATGCTATTTATATAAGACTTTGCTTTTTGTGTTGCAACTAAATCTCCTGTTAGTTGACCATCAGCACTAACAGCAGCAGATGCTTTGTTAATTGCTTCGGTTGTTTTTGCTGTAGAAGAATAAGTATCAGCGTCACCTAATTTAAACTCAACAGCATATTTCTCTCCTATCTCTTCTCCTAAATCTTTAGATATATTCTCATGGTTCTTGTTGATTTCAGAGAATGTAGACATCATCTGCTGTGCTAAAGATAATGCTGCGTCTGGTTCTAAACTATCTATTAACTTCTCTCCGTTTGGCCCTATAACTATCAATGGAAAAGCTTCCATTGCTTTGTTTGAGTAATACTTAAATAGCTGACTGTCTAACTTTTGACCAATAACATTACCTGCTCCATCTCTCTCTGTAACTGTAGACAGAGTAATAACACTATTGGTCAAGTTATCTGAAATAGATTCTTTATATCCTTGATGTGCTTCTACTCCAAGATTCTTTCTAACGCCTGCATCAGCGTTACTTATCTCTGCCGCAAGTTGTACTGAAGTAGTCTTTTTGTTTTGCAAAGATACATTAATCTTGTCATTTATACTGCTGATATATTTTTGTTTCTTATACTCTCCGTGATCTTTTGACTGCTGTTGAAAGCCCCACTTATAAACAGCCCTAACTTTCTCTTCGTATTCTTTTTGTATTATTTTATCTGTCGGCAAATCAACCATGCCAAACAAATGATTCTTAAACTCTACTGACTCAGGAGACAATGTTTCTCTATTGACTGGTTCACCATCGGCTCCTGTTATCTGTCTTGCTTTATGGAAGTTATTTTCAAAGTTTAAAATATTAGTTTCTAATTGAGCAGCTAATCTGTATTGCTCTGCATACTTTTCTGTTACAGGGTTAAGAGCTTGAAGCCTGTCAAATAAAGCTTGAAGTTTCTTTGCCTTATCTGAAGCTGGATCTGCTTTCTTTAAGTCAGCTTCTACTTTATCTTTCCATTCTAAGTATGTCTGACCTGGATATTCTTGGTTGGCTAGTCTGCCAATAGTTTCGGCTGTCGCTCTTCTGTTATCGTCAACTGCTATTGCTGCTTTAATTCCAGCAGTAGCAAATTGCTGCAAGTTTGAATTTAAGGAACCAAAAGTATTAGCTAATGTTTGAAGATCAGTTATTTCTGCTGGTTCTGGTGTTAACTGAGGCTTGCTAAGAACAGGTGTCCCTGGTGCGTTAGGACTTCGTGCTTGAACAAAGCTAGATACAGGTGCAGCTTGAGGTCTTAGTGCTGGTTCGTTTATCGACAGTTCTTGGAATGGAGTAGAGGCAGCACCCATGCTTGGCCCACCCATTAAACGTCTTGATGTTTTCTTAGTTAGTGAAGGTTTCATGTCTTAGTTACCATCCCCATCTTGACCATAGACTTTTCTCTCCTCCTGCTGCTCCTGCCGAATAAGTATTCAAGCCAACGCTTGCACCACTTACTCCAGCACTTAGCACCCCTAACATTCCTGGGCCTTTAACGTGTGCTCGTTTCATTGGTTTCAATGGATCTAGGTACGTTCGTTCTAAGTATGGTTGTTGACTTGCAATCCGACTAGCTCTTTCTACTCCTGCTCCTCTCTTCTGTTCTTGTATCTGCTTACCTGTGAAGGCTAGGTTTTGTGATGTCGCATAGTCAAAGATTGCTTGTTCTCGTCTTGCATCTGCAATTAAGTTTTGAATTGAGTTGCCGAAACGACCTGCTGCAAGTATTTCACCTTTAGCTTCCATGGCTTCTAACGCTGCTCCTCTCTTAGCTTGCCCTGCTGCTTCTTGCTCCTGCATTAGCTGTAGGTTTAATTGTGCAATATCGCTTTCGTATGCTTCGTTCGCAAGGTATTCATTCTGTGCCATCAGATCTTCTTGTAACTGTCTTTGTTGTTCTTCTCCTGTTCTATTCGCATCAGTTTGCAGCACAGAGTATTGATACTCCTGCTCTGCCTGCATATTTTGAAAATCTATCTGTGCGTTCTGTGCTCTAGTCGCTGCCTGCCCCTGCATAATCTGAAGGCCAGCAGACATGACCCCCATTACTACGCTGGCTGTTACTGCATCGCACATAATTAGATCCTCACGAACTCATAGAACAGACGATTCTCTGGCCCATATTCTGAGTGCTTTTTAATGAATGTAAATCCCATCCACTGAAGCCATCTGACATGAACTTTGTTTCTAGCATCTACTACATTAAATAATACAGGATACTCCTGAATAATCTTGTCTAGTTCTATCTTAGATCGTCTTAAGAACGTACGCTTGTCACTTGGGTCATCCAACATTGACTGACAACCCAACATCCATATACGACCAGATGTCTCTGATTCAGGTACAACACCCCACATACCCATTGGGTGTCCATGCCTGCTAACCATAGTCATACAGGGGTTACTCTTAAAGAAACAGTAGAACAGACTAGCGACAGGTGTTAGTCCTGACTGTGCCCTGATCTCAGCTATATCCTCATCTCTCATATTCTCACCAATAAATCTAATATCTTCTAACTCTGTACGTCGTTGATAGGCTACTTCCTTTTCGCTCTCGTATGATAGAACCCTTCCCATTCGGCTGATTGGAATCGACAAGGTAATGGACTCGTACTACTAATTACTATCTTAGTATCTATATTGCTGGTCATCACAGGTACACGGAAAGATCCTGTAAGAACTGAAGGATCTCCGATAAGTGGAGGAGCTTCACCAACGATGACTCCGTTATAGGGATAAGTGTTTGTGTCTCTACTTGCAGGAGTAACCTTTAATTCAAAGGCTGACGACTCATCAAAGATTACAGTCCATGTTCTCATCTGTAGTTTTGGCCCTGCTGCTAATGCAACACCACCACCTTGCGGCTGTTCTTTTATGTATGGAGTACTGAACTCGTAAGTCATAGTGTATCTTTCACCGATAAAGAAGCGTGGTGTCTTACCTCCTACTACTGTCTTGAGATCTCCAAGAACTGTGATTGTGTTAGATGTTTGAGAGAGTGGTTCGATAACTTGTCCATGTCTCAGGAGAGTATTACCTGCCTCGTATCTTCCTACTACAATCATGTCTGCCCCAGTGTTAATAGGGTAAGGAAGAGTGATGACAGTCTCTACACCTAAAGCACCAGCATTGTTAAGACTTGTCGATGTAACTTCTGCTTCAGTAATCTTCCTGTCTAGCAATATTTCTATCTCTGTTCCTGCGTCTACTTGCTCAGGTCTTAGTGATACTTTCTCTAGGTAAGTTCCTGATTGAGATGAAGATCCATCCTCATCATATTCAGTAATGACATAGAGATCACTGCCTTTAATTGCAGCACCTATTATTTTCTTTGCACCGCTAACTTCCCAGTAAGACCAAGCTGACTGAAGCTTTGTATCTTCTTCAAAGAAGAACTTATAAAGATAAATTCTCTTAGGTTGGTCAAGACTAAGCATTGCAACAGCATCTTCTGCTACAGCAGAGACAAGGCTACATAAGTTTGTCGGTATATATCTAGGAATACTGGATGTTACATCTTCTGATAAAGGCACTGATCCACTGGAGTCAGGTAGGAAGAACTCTCTTAACCCACTGAAGTTTCCTTTAGGTATAGGAAAGTATGTATTACGACCAACAGCTATCGGGTCAACAGATGTGTCCATGTCAAAGGAGGTCATCTGTGTAATGGTGGCTGTCTTAGGTGTTAAGGCAGAACCTACATTTAATCCTGCATCTAATCTGAACTGAGAGTTCCTACTGAATAAGAGAAGGGTGTTAGCAAAGGCGACAGTAGATAGAAGAATGTTGATGGAGTTACCACCACAAGCAAGATCTACTGGATCACTGTCCACCATAGTCTGAACAGTTTCAGGCCAGAAACGTCCATAGTCATCACTAGCAGAAAGGATGACATTCTCTTCAGATAACATTATTAATCTGTTTCTGAATAGGTTTAAATTGTTTATCGTTCTACCTACAAAGGTAGGTTCCAAGGCTGTCTTCTTGTCACCAGCTATACGACCTGACCATGTAGTTCCATAGACTGTATCGCCACTGGTGGTTTGACTATTTTTTGCTGTGTAGGTAAAGGTGTTCGCGTTGACTGGTCGAATAGAAAAGACACCTGTGTTAGCTGTTGTATTAGCACCAGTTGAAGGTCTAACAAACAAAAGATCTCCGCTTTCTAATCCATGATCATTAGACGTAACAGTTACTGTTGTACCTGAGTGTGCATAAGTAACATTTGCGAGAGAGCCTCCAACCTTGTGCTGACTGACTTCTCCCTTTAAGTATTTTTGGAAAGTAAAGCTACCGTCTTCTTTTCTGATTAATACATGAGGCATCGTTGCCTCGTCAAATTTATATTGTATCCCTGGCGCTACTGTCTCTTTCCATACTCCATCCCCAAACTCTCCAAGGGTTGCATAGTCTTTATTGATTGTGAACTTTACATAGTAGTCGTCATATCTAGTAGCTTGAGAGCCTTGTACTTTAACAATAAATCCTTCATACCCCTTGATAGGTAAGTCATCTAAGTCATCGACAACACCTTTGATTGCTTTAGTTGCTTCTCCTGTCTTGTCATCTTTGCTTGTGATTTCATAATCACTACCATCATCTTTCTTGATGTGGATTATGTAGTCATCGTTGTTAACAGTGAACCCATTAATTGAATGTAACTGTTGCCCTAATTTGTCTGCAATATCAACTGTTGATAATTTTACTTCAGGTACGACAGTGCAATTACCAGAGTTAACACTTGAATCATTTGATGTTGCTGCTGAATAATAGAACTGGTTAGCACTAGCAGAAGTTACTTCATAAGTGCCAGCTATCCCACCAGATGCAGTAGCAAAAGTAATCTTGAATTTATCTCCTGTTGCTAATCCATGTGCAGTTGCGTTAACTAAAACGCTTGTGCTGTTGGCTGCTTGGGAGTAGGAACATTGTATCTGTTCTCCACCAGCAGGAGGTGTTGTATATGTTTTGGTTGTACCTCCTAACGTAACGCTGTACTCGGTGTCATATTCTGCCGACTTGATAAACACCATCGCTGTGGGATCAGTGATAGTTGTTGGTGATAAGTCAGTGGACATAGCCACTTCCTTTTCTTTGTTAACAATGAATGTGTAGTCAGCAATAGATGCAACCCTGAATTGCTCAGAAGGATGACCAGCAGTTATATCTAAGTAACTAACTCCGTCTGGTGTAGCAAGGCCATCACCAACTTCTTTTAATGTTCCGTCTAAGTTTGCTACCTTAATTGCACCATCTTGAATGATGATGATGTAGTTAATATCGTTAGTCCTTGAAACCATGTGAACAAATGGTCGGACTGTTGATTTGTTTTCAGTAAATAAGCGAGCAACATTATTTAGTGGTGGCCTCTTCTTCAGTCCTTCAACTGGACTCGACATACAATTAACTACTTCCTCTGCTTGTGATGCCAACCTCAAAGCAGGCGGTTGCTGACTAACCCCATTGATAAGGTTCGGGATTGCAGAAGTAATTAAAGGCATGACTATCTAAGAACAGTACGACTTGGCTGGTAAGTCTGGAATACTCCTGTGTGATTAGGATTACCTCTAATCATATTGTGATCTCCTGCATTAGTTTCTTCTTCTAAGAATTGTGCTCTTGCTTCTGCTTCTGCTGTGATATTGATCTGACTTAGATCTGCACTACCTAGTATCTGTTCTTGTAGTGTGCGACCTGCCTTCGTCATTATGTATTGACGAGCGTGTTCAGGTAGGTCAGTCCACTCTAGGAAGTACGTTACATCTGCTGTTAAATCTTCTTCAAAGATAGAAGTATTCTTTCTTCTGTCGTATAACTTCAATCCTCTTTGGACTACCTCATTGTCTGGGTATTCATAAGGATCAATCTTCACTCTGCTTATATCTGAACTCAATTCAATTTCGTTAGTGCCAGCAGTACGAGTCAGAGTTCTCTCGTAGTCAGTATTAAATGACCACCCCTCTGATTGAATCGTTCTACTTGTTTCTTTAATTGTGTCGCTTGCTTGTTTCGCAAGACCGAACTGACCAGCTAAGGAGTTAACAGGTGCTTCACCCATCATCCTTAATACTTTGTTGACTGCTTCTAGTTCTGTTGTGAGGTTAAGACCCATAAGAAAAGAGGGGGCATATAGCCCCCACGGTAGTTAGCTGGTTGCCCAGTAGATTTCGATAGCACAGTCTGGACGTAGAACTCCAGTACCATGAGCCATAGATCCGACCATGAATGTACCTTGCCATAGTGCATGTACATCTGATCCTGTCTGTTCCATCTTCAAGTCCATCAACTTAACTGTACCAACAGCTTGCTTGTTGAAGACAAGTCCAACGCTGTCTGTGTAGTTAGCGTGGTATGTGTTGTTCTCACCAGTTACAGCAGAACGGTTTGTAGTTGGCAAGTGGTTTGACTTGATGATGCTGATGCCAGCTACCTTCAAGACTGTTCCATCTGCGTATGCTCCAGAACCACCCCAGTCTCTGTTGAGTACGTCTGTTGTCTGAGCTAACTTGTAGTACTCAGTTGGGCCAAGCACAAGATGACGGCCTTCGGCTGGAACATTGTTGATGTCCATCTGCTCGGCTGCTGACCACATAGCAGCAACTAAGTTTGCACCAGTGATGGCTGCTTTGTTAGCAGCAACAATCTTGATGCGAGTACCACCAGGTAGGTCAGTGTTTGGGTTAGTAGAAGTACGTGCTGCTTGTGCAACAGTAGCTGCTACGTTCTTGTCAAATGTGTACGCTAATGCGTTACCCATTTCTGTGGTGTACTGGCTACGAACGTCATAATGGTTCTTAGCTTCATCAATGTCAGCAACGAATACGTTTGATACGAGCTTGTCATCGATGTTGATAACAGCTTCAGCGTGCTTGATAGCATTACCTGTAAGCTGTGTACCAGGTGTATGGTATGCTGTACTGCTTAATCCAATGATAGGGAACTGAGCAGACTTACCAGATGATATCGTGCGTACAGTATGTAACGCCTCGAACACGGTTGCCTTGCGGAAAGCACTTAGTACTTCACCACTAAAGGTCTTAAGAAACAGAGCGTCATAGCTAGTTCCTGTAGCGTTTACAAGACCTAGCCGTGAGCTAGTAAAGTTAGCCACGGAAAAACAAAAGAAAGGTTGCCCTTCACTATCTGTTCAACGCAGGGTATCCCTCGCAAGGGGCCGTTGTTTATACGAGAATGTTTAGGTTGTTTATATAATACCCCTTACAATACTTTTGAGCGACTAAGTTTTTCTTGTACCTCTTGTCTATACGCCGGATCAGTTGCATATCTTTCATCATTCATAGCAGCTACTACCTGTGCAGTTGACTTGAACTTAGTCGTATCTGCTTTAGCTGCTCTACCTCCGACAAGCTTAGGTTCTCTTGGTGCATTGTTCATGTATGCAGCCTGAATACCAGCGACAGCAATCCTTATCTGGTGTGGGTTGCTGGTCTTAAGCATAGAGTTGAACGCATCAACTTCTCCCTTGTCTAGGTTTGCAGCAGCCCACGTAATCATTTCAGTGTAGACCTGCTCACCTCCGAACTCATTTTTAATTGCTGCTACTTCTTTAGCTGCAAGTTGTGAGTCCTGTTCTGCTCTGTACTGCACACCATCTAGGTATGCTTCGACCATATCTTTACTAAAGCCAGCGCCTTCTAATGCTTTGTAGTCGTCATCTTCTAGCTGACCTGTCTCTTGCCATTTAGTATTCATCCCTTGGTAATCGACACCAGCTTCATCAAGGCGACTACCTATGTATTCACCATAAATTTCTGAAGCGTTGGCAGGTGCTGTTTCCTCTCCTTTTGATTCAGATACTTCTTCTGTCGTTTCTTCTTGACCACTTAATTTCTTCTGAAGTTCTGCGTATCCTTTCTCTAGCTCTTCAACAGACTCATACTTGCCAGCAAATTTAACTGGCTCTTGTCCTTGAGTTTCATTGACAAGTGCTTCATCTTTCGCATCTGTCTCCTGTTCAGGAGATAACGCACCTGTCTCTGGTTCGGAAATAGTAATTGCTTCTGGCATTGGATGTGATGGGTGAAAGGTTGTTATCTAATAGTGATATGGTTCGGGCTATCTTTAATAACCTGTGATTCTTTCTCTTTCTTTTTCTTAGCAGTAGGTTTCTCTGAAACTATTGGATCTAGTTCCTTAACCTTCGGCTCCTCCGACTGGGCCACTGGGGAGTCCGTTGGCTGCTGCCCCGAGATCGGGGACGGTGTTAGGGATGCTTCCTGCTGCTCCGTCTTCGGAGTTTCCTGAGAATTGGGGGCCATAAGGTGAACCTGGTTTAGTGTAGTTGTCTGCAACTTTAGCCATAGCTGACGACTTCATCGCTTCCATCATCTGCATCTCTTGCTGCTGTTGTTGCTGTTGAGCTTGTGCAGCAGCAGCTTCTTGCTGTAGTTGCTGACTTGTTTTGACTAAGTTTGTCGTATCTATTGAAGCACTAGCTGCCAATCTTCGCAGTGCTTCTTCGTAATTTACATACTGTTGTGCTATCTCTGGGCCTAGTACTTGTTGA